CCTCAAGGTTGCTGACGTGATTGCAGACATCTGGGCAGTATCCTACGAGATTGATCGCATGATGTCTTATCGCCCTGTGGCGGTAGCCGTATGAAAGTGACACCATGCACGGCAAATCAAGCGCTTAATTTCTTGCGCCTTGGTAGTAAGGTTAGATGCATCGCTTGGGCTGATGGACGCTACATCGAAGTCGTAGCCGACAGAATCACACTCAACGATGAAGCCAACAGCAACACACTCAACCATATAGAGGCTCACATCCTTACACAAAACAGCATCCTTCAGGACTTTGTCTTGTGTGATCAATGGGAGATTCTGGACTATTGACCGGGCATTACCGGACAACTAAGATACAAGCCCTCAGCGTCATCGATGACTGGGGGCTGGACTTTGCAAGCGGGAACGTTATCAAGTACTTACAGCGTTGCCCACACAAGGGGACGGCTACCGCTGACAGCATCAAGGCGCTCTGGTACATGGCATATGCCGCTACCAAGGACACGGCTTACGCTGATCGGATAGCCAGGGAAGCCGAGGAGATAAACCATGGAAGAAACAGTTAAGATATTTACAAGTGTAGTCACTTGTATATGTGGTCAAGAAAACGCACACATTTTACGAGGTTCAGTTACCAGCAATGACGCTGAAATCTATTTCTATTTTGAATGTGGTCATGAACGTAGAGACATCTATCACTTTCACAAAGGCACTACATATTGTGAAACACAATACTTATTGAAAACTAGAGATTGGGATTTCAAGATTGGTACGTTTGATATTTGGCTTTCAGAGGATAGGCAAAAAGCTGCTCAAGAAGATAAAGCTCGGATACTAGCAAAAGTCGCAGCAGCAGAGGCAAAAGTAGTCGAGGCTCAAGATGGCACTAGCATTTAGTTTTGAAGAAAAGAAAGAACGCATCCGGCAAGCGATGGAAGTCTACGCCACCACCGGATCATGGTCTAAAGCCGACAACATCGTACGCCGGCAGAGCGTCGAGAAGTGGGTAAGAAACCCTGAGCTGCTGGCTTACGCTCAAAGCCTTGGATACCAGCAGATGTGTACAGACGAGGTAGCAGGGTTTGCACCCGTAACAGCACACTACACCGCTCGTATGGCTTTCTCCGGTGCCTTGGTGCATATGCGGGATGGCAAGTACGTTTGCCGGGACGGCGCAAGAATCCATTATGCCGTACAGCACGGGCAGATGGTTATGTACAAGCTTGACGGTGCAGGCAACCGGCATCATGCAGGTGCTGCTTACTTCCGTGGTGCTGACATACTCGCTAACGACTGGATGATAATAAGATGACTTTTGATCGAGCCATACGGGCTTTGTTGAATGGTAAGGCCATCCGCCGAAAAGATAAGAAGTTTGTACGGATAGGCCAGACTACTGAAGAACATTGGTTAGAAGGGCCAAGTGGTTATGCCATCGCAAGTTTCGGTGTTGATGTTGACTGGATTACTGCAGATGACTGGGAATGTGGAACCTACGACACAAATACAAAAACTGTTCGTTGGGATAATGTCGTTTATGACGGTCATAATCAGCCGATTGATAGGCATCCATACGTCAATATTCGCATGAAAGATAAAGATACGCTTGATCGAGTTAGATACAACGGAAACCCTGAAATGATAGGACAACCACAAGATGAGATTCAGTGAAGTGATTCAAGCCTTGATGGCTGGTGGCGGTAATGCCGTATGGCGCGGTGAGTGGGGAGGAGCCGTATTCCTGCGGTACTCCGAAGTGTGGAATATCTTTGAACTTCACGGGCCACAGAAACGGGTAACGCAACTGGAAGAGTTGAGCCTGTCCCCTGGTGATTTGTTTGCGAACGATTGGGCTATCGTTGTACTTGATCCGCGAACCGGGGAGGTTGCCAAGTGATACCTTTTGCTATTGGTGCTTTGGTCGGGGCTGGATGCGTGGCTCTATACAACGAACTCTATACACGCTGGCTGTATGCTGATGTGAAGAAGCGGGCTAAGGCTCAGGGTATGAGTAAGGATAAACTGCGGGCTGCCATGCTCTGGGCTACCAGCGCGGAAATCAGGAAGAATCTTGATGAGTAGAGTAATCAATAAGGAGATTGAGCAGGTCGCTATTGACCTGCTCAAGCATCATCCACGCAACGCTAACCACGGTGATATTGAAGCCATCAAGAAGTCCTTAGCAGTGAATGGTTGGTACGGCTCTGTGGTGGTCAACACGGGGACTAAACACATCCTAGCGGGAAATCATAGGGTCATGGCTGCCAAGGCTCTAGGATGGGAAACCGTACCCGTGCAATGGGTTGACGTTACACCTGAAGAAGAGCTACGCATTCTTGTGGTTGACAACCGGACTACCCGTATCGGGCAGGATGACACAACCAAGATTACCGACATCCTCGCTGAGCTTGCGAATACGCCGATAGGCCTTGAAGGTACGGGGTACGGCGCTGCCGACCTTGATGCTTTGATTGATGAACTGGCGGGAATGACTGAACCTGCCGAGTTACTAACCGATCCAGACGAAGTGCCGGAGGATGTCGAGACACGATGCAAGCCGGGAGACCTTTGGATTCTTGGTAGGCATCGATTGCTTTGCGGTGATAGTACCAAGGCGGATGATGTGGCACGGCTGATGGATGGTGGTATTGCACAACTCATACACGCCGACCCGCCATATGGCATGGGTAAAGAAAACGAAGGCGTGGAGAATGACAACCTATACGCCGATAAACTTGACTCATTCCAGATGGATTGGTGGCGAGCGTTCCGCAGAGTACTAACCGACAACGGAAGCGTTTACATTTGGGGTAACGCTGAAGACCTCTGGCGGTTATGGTTTGTCAATGGATTGAAGGACAGCGAGCGGTTTACGTTCCGTAATGAAATCGTGTGGCAGAAGAATCAGGCGCAAGGCAGACTCAGCGAAAAACACCGGCAATATCCAACTGGAAGCGAACGGTGTTTATTCTTTATGATTGGCGAGCAAGGATTTAGTAATAACTCCGATAACTACTGGGAAGGTTTTGAACCAATACGGGCATATCTGCAAACAGAACGTGACAAAGTAGGCATGACAAATAAGGCCGTGGCTGATATTTTTGGATTTCATCCACGCATGGCTGACCATTGGTTTAGTAAAAGCCAGTGGAGCTTCCCGCAAAAGGAACAATACGAAGCAATACAAAAAGCCGCAAATGGTAACGCATTCAAGCGGGAGTATGACGAACTCAAGCGGGAGTATGACGAACTCAAGCGGGAGTTTTACGCAACCCGTGCATACTTTGACAACACACATGACAACATGACAGACGTTTGGGAATATGCAAGCGTGTCAGGTGAAGAACGTCTAGGACACGCTACACCTAAACCATTGGCTATGATTGAACGATGCATACGATCAAGCTCAGAAGAAAACGCTATCGTAATCGAACCTTTTTTAGGCTCTGGTACTACATTGATTGCAGCCGAGAAAACTAACCGCAAATGCTACGGGATGGAAATAAGCCCTAAGTACTGCGATGTCATTATTCAGCGATGGGAAAACGCCACAGGGCAGAAGGCGGTGCTAGATGGCAGGTAGACCAACCAAGTACAACAAGGAAACAGAAACACGCATCACGCAAGCACTCAGGGCAGGTAATACCCGCCGTGCTTCCTGTGCTTACGCTGGTATCTCACAAGACACCCTAGCCAACTGGCTAAAATCTAATTCGCATTTTGCGGATGCTATAGAAAAAGCAGAGGGTGATGCCGAGGTTCGGAACGTTGCTATCATTCAAAAGGCAGCTGACACCACTTGGCAGGCCGCCGCGTGGTGGCTTGAACGTAAGCACAAAGCCGACTGGTCATCAAGGGTAGAGCAGACCGGCGCAGACGGTAGCCCGGTCAAGGTGATTGTGGAGTACGCAGATAAACCATAATGCCAGACATACGATTGGTTCTCCCTCGACCTCATGAAGCACAGCAGGTGATAATGGCACAGGCAAGGCGCTATAACGTCCTTGCCTGTGGCTGAGTAGGTAGACGCTTTGGAAAGACAACACTCGGTGGAAACTTGCTCAGTGACCCGGTTCTAAAAGATGCTCTTCCCTGCGCGTGGTTTGCTCCTACCTACCGCTTGCTTGAAGAGGCATACGCCGATCATAAGAGAATCTATGCACCTGTCATCCGCAGGGCGGTACAAAGCCCAGCCCCGCGCATCGAGCTTATAACCGGGGCAGCAATCGATTACTGGACACTTGATGACCCGTCAACCGTAGCCCGTGGACGTAAGTACAAGCGAGTCATCATTGACGAGGCAGCAATGGCGCGTCACTTAGAGCAAGCCTGGACGGAAGCCATACGCCCAACCCTCACCGATTACAAGGGTGATGCGTTCTTTCTTTCCACGCCTAAAGGATCCAACTACTTCAAAACCTTACACGCCATGGCGGCTGTAGATCCGGACTGGATGAGCTGGCAGATGCCGACCACGGCTAACCCGTGGATAGATCCTGAAGAGGTAGGCAAGGCGGGTGAGTCTCTGCCGAGCATTGCTTTTCGGCAGGAGTACCTCGCGGAGTTCGTCGATGCTGCGGGAGCGCGCATCAAGCGGGAGTGGTTGCGGTACGGCGATTGCCCTGAAGGCTTGCCAACTTATATCGGTGTTGACCTTGCCATCAGCACCAAGAGCGAAGCCGACTACACCGGCGTTGCTGTTGTATCCCGTGGTGATGATGGGACAATCTACGTTAGAGACATCAACCGTACCCGCGCGGACTTTGCTTCCGTGCTACGCTTCATCGAAGCTATGGCGGCTAAGTGGAATCCATCTATGATCGGCATCGAGCAGGTGCAATACCAAGCCGCTGTCGTGCAGGAGCTGCTACGGCGTACTAAGTTACCGATACGGGGCATCCGCCCAGACCGTGACAAAGTGACCCGCTTTGCCCCTCTGGAGGCACGGTACGAGCAATCTCAGGTCATGCACTGCCAAGGCCTACCGGCTTACTTTGAAGATGAGCTTTTGAGTTTCCCGGTTGGGCGGCATGATGACGTGGTAGACGCTCTGGCTTATGCGTGGCAGGTGTGCGGATCAAAGCGTTCATGGGGTGCAGTCTAAAATATATACACCTATACCCTTGCAAGATATACACGGGCGGTGTATATTCTATACATCAAGCAGGGAGATAGAACAATGGAAAATTACTTCGACTTTTACGTTATCAAGGTTTCAAGCACACGCAAGACAGACCTTAAGAAGGCCGGCATCGATGCCGCAGACATCAACTCGGTATTCGATGGTTATGCTCAGTATGGCCGCAACAGCTACCGCCGCTACATCTACACAAGCAGCGTAGGATTCCAGTCCAACGTTGCTGGTGGACTCAACGAAGAATCGAAAGCCATCATCGCTAAGTATCACGCACTCGGACTTGATGTAGATACTCAGTACATCACCAGAGACTAGACGATAGGAACCGCCACAGGCCCCCGCAAGGGGGCTTTTTCTTTTTGTGGGATACTGCTAGCATGGGTATCTTTGACCGCTTCTTAGGCCGTAAAGCCGCAGCCAACCCGACACAGGCACTACCGCTCCCTCTGAGTCAGAGTAGGGACATCTACCTAACCGGGTACGGTTCCGGTCAGCTGCAAACCTTGCTACGCCGGGCGCTCCCTGGAAGCACTAAAGACTGGTCTAGGATTGCCGGTGACCTTGGGCTTAACGGGGTTGTTGCATCTGCGATCGACTGGTACGTTCGGAACTACCCTCAAGCAACACCACGACTCTACCGACCGGTAGACAGCCAGCAAGCCGAGCCTGTTGAAGACCATCCGGTAATCCAGCTCATGGCTCAACCGGATCCAATGATTATGGGTTCGTTATTTTGGAGCTGGGTCATCCAAGATTACAAACTATTCGGCAACACCTACCTCCGCAAGATTCGATCTACTACCCGTGGTGTGGTGACTGCTCTGCAGTTT